CTGCACGCCGACATCAGCGATCTGGTGCTTCGCGCGCGCCCCGCTTCGTGAGGCTTTGCTATGACGTCGCGCCTGTTCATTCACGCCAACCCGCAAGAAAGCACATCACCCAAGTTCGCCGAGGCATTTCAGCGCGGGTGTGGCATCCCGTCGCAGATAGTCCACGATGACCATGACCACGGCGGAACATGGGCGGGCTTTGGCAGCCCGACGCAATGGGGCTCGATATCGGCTGCGATACGCTCCGGCAACCGGGATTGGTACTACGGCGATCACGGGTATTTTGGCCGCAAGCAGTATTACCGCATCACGAAAAACGCCTTTCAGCATAGCGGTGCCGGCAAACCTAATTTTAACCGGCTGCGCATGTTCCATCAGGAGGCGCTACCATTCAAGAAGACGGGCCGCGATATCCTGATCTGCCTGCAAAGCGACAATTTTCAGGAGCGCATGGGCTCGCCAATGCCTGAATATCTGGACTCGCTGACCCGCCGCATCCGCCTTTATTCCGACCGGCCGATTGTCGTGCGCTCGAAAAAAACCGACACGCCGTTCGAGAAGCATTTGCGCAACGCATGGGCCGTGGTCACGCATTCAAGCGCCTGTGCCCTGCATGCCCTGATGGCCGGGGTGCCAGCGTTCACCACTGCCGACAATGCAGTTTCCGGCCTCACCCTGCGTGACCCGGTTAATATCGAGCGCCCCTATTATCCCGATGCAGACCTGCGATTCACGACGGCCGCCGTGCTTGCAGCAAACCAGTGGACAATGCCAGAAATCGCAAGCGGCCAAGCATGGAGACACTTAAATGCAACAGTTTGACCAGTGGATGTTCCCCGATCACGAGGCGCACCTTCAAAAATGGATGACCGACATGGATTGCCGAAAGCATGGCCGGTTGACCTATCAGGCGCACAAATACGCCGAGGCCGTACATCACACCCCATCGCGGCGCACGGCCATCGATGTCGGTGCGCATGTCGGGCTGTGGTCGTTCCTGATGGCGCATGATTTCGAGCGTGTGCAATGTTTCGAGCCGATGGCCGCGCATGCGGAATGCTGGCGGGTGAACATGGCCGACATGAAAAACGCCAAGCTCTATGACGTGGCGCTCGGGGCAGCTCCCGGGCTTGTCAGCATGCAAACGACTGAGGGTTCCAGCGGCGACACCCGCATCGCAGGTGATGGCGATATCGTCATGCGCACCATCGACAGCTATGCATTCGACGATGTGGACTTCATCAAGATCGACTGCGAGGGCTACGAGCTGCGGGTGCTTGAGGGCGCGATCCAAACACTCGAACGCTGCAAGCCGACGGTCGTGGTCGAGCAGAAGCGGGACATGAGCGAGCGATTCGGCATTACACAGCTTGCGGCCGTCGAGTTACTGAAAGACATCGGCGCGTTCCAGATCACCGAAATGGGCGGCGATCATATTCTGCGGTGGCGCTAATTGTGGGCTGGGGCGATGAGATCCTCGCGCTGGGGCGTGCCGAGCGTTACCATGAAGCGACCGGCGACCCGGTGAGCATCCGCGCCAAGGATGGAAAGGCCCGCGATAATATCCTGTGGCATGGCAATCCGGCGTGGTCGAAGGACGCAAAGGAAAGCATCATCGACGGCCCCGGTGCCCGGCCCTATCTTCTCGGCTTCACAGCGGATTCACGCGGCGACCCGGTGGCGCACTTCAATCTCAAGCACCGTGCCCGCGCCGGCCGTATTCACCTGACACTTGCCGAGCGTGACTCTGTGACAATCCGTGAGCCGTTCGCTGTAATTTCGCCACACGTCAAGGACAACGCCAGCCGAAACAAGCAATGGGGTGTGGACCGATGGCAACAGGTGATCGAGGGCTTCCCGATCCCCGTCTATCAACTAGGCCCGCCGACGAGCATCATCGCCGGTGCGCAGCACTATCACACACCGACCATGCGCGACGCTGCTGCCGTGATTGACCGGGCTGCAGTGGTCCTGACGAACGAGGGGGGCACGCATCACCTGGCTGCGGCCATGCAGCGACCGGCCGTCGTCATCTTCGGTGCGTTCATCCCGCCAAGCGTCACCGGCTATGATTTCCACGCGAACATGGCGGTCGAGACGGATGAGGGGTACTGTGGCAGATGGGGGGAATGCGAGCATTGCAAGTTGGCTATGGCGCAAATCACTCCGGCTATGGTAAAAGAAAGAGCAATGCAGATTCTCGGGGCATAATATGCTATTCAACGCCTATATAGGGTTCGACCTGCGCATGCCTGACGCCTATATGGTGGCGCACCGGTCACTGCAGAATCATGCCAGCCCGCCGATCATCATCAAGCCTTTGCTGCTGCCACACCTGCGCGCCTGCCGGGCATACACCCGCGCGACCGATCACCGTGGCGATGTCATGTGGGATGTCATCAGCGACGCGCCGATGTCCACTCAGTTTGCCATATCACGGTTCCTTATCCCGGCCTTGCAGGGCTACCGTGGAAAAACGCTATTCTGTGACAGCGATTTCATGTTCCGCGACGATGTGAATGACCTGTTCGCGCAGTGTGATTCGCGCCATGCGGTGACGGTCGTGAAGCATGACTATGCCCCGGCCGAGACCGTGAAGATGGACGGCCAACCACAAACGCAATATGCCCGCAAGAACTGGTCGAGTATGATGGTTTTCAATAACGAGCATCCCTCGAATCGCTGGCTGACATACGAGAACGTGAACCGCACACCCGGCCGAGACCTGCATCGCTTTTGCTGGCTCAAGGACCATGAGATCGGCGCAGTCGGCACCGAATGGAACTGGCTCGAGGGGCATAGCAGCATGGACATAAACCCGAAAGCGGTGCATTATACGCGCGGGACGCCTGACATGCCGGGCTATGAGGATGTGCCCTATGCAGACGAATGGAACAGGATCTTGAGCGAGATATGAGAATCGGCAAACTGGACCAGCGCATCAAACTGCAGTCGTTGAATGAAACCAGCGACGAGGGCTCACTCTCGCAGGCATGGGTCACGATGGACACTGTCGCCGCACTGGTAAAAAGTGAGCATGGCAACGAGGTTTTTGAGTCGGCTCGGGTCAATGCGCGCGAGACCATCCGCGTCATGATGCGCGACCGCACCGACATCACGACGAAATGGCGCATCGAATGGCTGCAACAATACTATGAAATCATTGCCGTCGACCGCAGTGACCGCAGGTCAGGCGCGCTATGGCTGACCGCTCAACTGGTGGGGGCCGCCTAATGGAAGTCACCGCACAGACAACGGGATTCAAGGAGCTTGAGAGGGCTTTCAAGATATTGCCCGACCGTGTGGCGAATCAGGTGCTTTCGGCCGGGGTTCTCGCAGGCGCTCGGGTGCTTGAGCGTGCGGCCAAGGCGTCGGCACCCCGTGGCGGAAACGAGCGCCGCTCCGTCAACAGCTTCATTTATGGCAGGCTGCAATTCAACATCAAAGGCCGCAACCTGCGCAAGCGTCGGGAGAATAGCCGGGCGGCAATCGTAACGGCAGGCAAGTCATTCTGGGGCAAGTTCCTAAACCGTGGCACGCGCTACATCCCGGCCTCGCGCTGGTATGATATGGCGATTGAGTCGCACACCGCCGAGGCTCTATCGGTCATCAAGCTGCAAATGGTCAAGAAGCTGAAGCAGGTGGCGAATAAGGCAATCCGCGATTCAGGAGCAGCAAAGCGATGAGCATGGAACGCGCACTGTATGAGATCATCAAAACCCTGCCAGTGCCGGGAGACCGAATCTATGCCTTGCGTGCGCCGCAGAATGTCAAGGCTCCATTCGTCATCTATCAGCGGGTCGATACGGCACCGTGGCGCGACATCAACGGCCCGGCCACCGTCGGGCAGGCGACCATGCAGATCGATGTCTATGCCGTGACATACAAGGAAACCAAGGAGCTTGCCGCGTCACTGCAGCTGTTGCTCGATGGCTACAGGGGAACCGTTGCATATGGCGGGGACAGCCCTCAAGCAACCATTCGCTTCGGCGGCATTTCGCTGCAGAATAGCGTCGACCTTCTCGATCAAAGCGATGCGCCATTTTTGTATAGAGTATCGGCTGACTATCTGATAACATTCGCTGGAACATAGGGGGCACATCATGACCACATCGAACGCAATCGAATCGCAGGGCACGACAATCGGCATCAGTACCGGCAGCACGTCGCCCATCACCTACACCACAATCGGCGATGTCGTCAGCGCGCAGTTCTTTGATGGACAGGCGGCCGAGATCGACATCACGCACCTCAGTTCAACCGGCAAAGAGTTCCTGATGGGCCTGCAGGATTTCGGCACTGCACAGCTCGAAACGAACTATGTGCAGGCGGATGCGGGTCAAACCATCGCCCGCGCCGCAAAGGCCAGCCGCGCCAAGCATTATTTCAAGCTCACCCTGTCGAACGGCCTCACCGCCTCATTCGAGGGCTATGTGCTTTCGGCTCCGCTCAGTGTCGGCGTTGACTCGAAGGTCGACGGCAGCATTGCCATCCGCATCACCGGCGATGTGACATTCGTCTAATGGCAAACGCTTACACCGGCGAAGTCGAGATCATTATCGGCGGCCTCCCGCTCACCATGCAATTCAACTGGCGCGCGCTTGCTACTGTGCATCAGGAGTGCGGCCCGAATGCCATCAAGGACATCTACAATCTGTCGGCCGAGGACGTGGCGAAGATCATCCACGCCGGGCTGAAAAAGCACCATCCCGAGGTGACGCT